ATGGCAAGTAAATCTTTGGTTTACAAAGTAGCTAATTTTAATGATGAAACGGACACTCGCAACTTACAGGCCCGATTAGAAAGCGCGCTGAAGAAGAAAAAGGCTGCGTCGGCCAGGCGTCAAGGCACTGACTCTGAAAGCCACTTTCGCCTAATCAACTATAACGGCCCCTATAAAGGGTTGCGGGTAGGTGAAATGTTTGACTACACAGCAGGTGCTAAACAGCCGACGGCTAAAATGGATGCCGTAGCGGATGAATTCACGCTTGATTCAGTTAGCCCTGCAGATAAGCTTAGCGAGTTCTTACACAGCATCATGTACTTCGGCATACGAAAGAACTCAGTGATTTTGTCGCAGTCGATGTCTCTTAAATCCTTACAGTTTGAAGACTACATCAACTGGTTGCTTCGTGAAGCAGGAGAGATTAAGGACGAAGATTTTGTTGCTTTGAATGATCAACCTCCAGCTGATAAAGCAAAACAAATTAAAAATAGTAAAGGCGTTACCTTTGTAGCACCGGTGGATTTAAAGTCATCGGAAGCGCCCAGCCAATCTAAAACAACCACTTCGGAAGTCAAAGGAACGAAGTCAATTTCGTTAACTCCAAGCGGTAATGCTTGGGACTATCTGAAGATGCTTCTCCCTCCAGAAGTTAAGCTTCCAACAAAAATGGTGTCGAATGACATTATCCAAAGGCGCTCTCTTGAGGTGACAGTAACGCTAAGCTGGAGTAGGACTTATCAGGATGACCCGACGGAGTTTATGGATAGCTTTTCTAATCAACTAAGACATGTCGAAAGTGAAGTGGATTACACGATTCACACAAAATCAGGGACAGTGACTCGAGACGAGCTGAAATTAAGAAAGGTTGTCAGCGTTCCAGAAAATGACAAAGGTTTGCTCAGAAAGGAAGAGATGTGGGAGCGAATGTACGAGTGGCTTGATACACTCATTAAAGACAATACGATTGTTGTAGGTGACGAAAAATAAGCGCTATGGCTATTCTGACGCGGATTATATTTTACGGAGTATTGTTTGCAGTATGCTATTGCATAGCAATACTGCTGCCCGCGTTTGAAGCTTCCTTCATAGTCGAGGGGATGCGATGGATCGCGGCACTAGTTAGTGCTCCAGTAGTCATGTTGTTTATGGTGGCGGGAAAGGCACGCGATCTGGAAAAAATTGAAGGTCTCCCATTCAGATCGGCAGAAAGACTGACTCGAAAACTAACGATTCGGTTGATGGTGATAAGGGTACGATGGCTTATTGCCTTTATCTCTGGTGTCTCTTTGGCAGTGATCTCACTCTATTTCGCGTATTTAGGTAGTCAGCCAGCTGCGGCGTGGCTGATTGCTGTTGTAATAATGCTGGTATTGATCGGAGTTCTTTTCACCGTACTGACCGGACTTGAGTTTTTCCACATCACTAATATTGAAAGAGAATTGCTCGCTGACATTAGAGAGATCAAAGCCAAACAGAATTTCTGGAGTGATGAAGAAAAAGGCGAATAGGATCCCTGCTTACTGACGGCGGTGGTAATAAAGGAAGGCCCGGCAGTGTTGGCGCAAAGCCGGGATTGAGGAAGGAAAACAGCAGCGCAGAATGCCCGCCGGAAAGAAGGTGCCCCTCTGTCGCCACCGGCGGGGCTACCGGCCTAATGGGCTATGTTAGGCCCGGCTTGCAGATTAAACACATCTGCCAGGTGCACTACCTCGCCCCGCGTCATAGGCCGGTGAGAGGTGGCACCAGCCTGATACGGTTGCGGCTTTTCATTCTCACGAGGTGATCACACCCGCTGCGCCGCTACCGACGATTTTCAGCGCCACCAGGTCGCGCAGGCCTTCGATGATTTTCAGCGTGCCAGCAGGCACATCACCTTCCAGCACGGAAAATTCACTCGCGCCGTTGAGTTTCACGTACACCGTCGCAGCTCCCGATCCGGTGTTCTGGATATTGATGGTATCGACCGGGTGCGGGTTGTTGGTGGTCGGTTTGATTTCTAAGGCACTGGCTACGTTGGCTGCGCCGGTGAATGGTTTAGATGCCATCGGGGTTCTCCTGTTGTTCAGCGTCGGTGCGCCATTGGTTTATCAGCGTGACGATCTCGTCCCAGTTGATCGGTAGCGAGCGCGGGGTTATATTGCCGTCTTCATCGGTTTGTTCGAGCATCGATGCGAGCCGGTCGTGCTCGGCGTTGGTGATGATCAGCAGCGGCTGAGGTGCGATGACTGCGGCATCAGTCAGATCATCGCTGACCGTAAACTCGCTGCCCCGCCATGTATTTACGCTCTCAGATAGGCCATCGCGGATGATTTCAAATGAGCGAATCGGGGCGTCGTTACCGGGGTGCAGACTGTGGCTTGAGTCGGTGACGATGGAATAAATCTGACCCTGAGATAATGATTTCAGGTCCATTATTGTGCCCCCGGTGCGTATACCAGTTGTGTTTCTGAGTCGTCAGTTGATTGCCAATAATCCAAGCCCGTGCGCATTTCAAACTGCTCGAAGTCATCTGGAATAATTGTGTCTTTGAGTTCGATGCCAACAAATCCGCTACTCTGATCTGCTGAATAATCCTGTTGATAAATACTTGTTGGATCGTCAATGCGTATATCTCCGAGACCGGAGACCGGAGCGCTATTCTGTGTCAGCTCTATAGCTTGTATGTACCCATCTAAAAGCTGAGTTGTGATGGTACCCGCGGAGTTTGTGCGCATACCGATATATGCAGTATATGTCCGCCCCAGTAATTCTGGACTGGAGTGTGTTGTCGAGTATTCATAATTACCGTCGATATAAATTAAAAAATCCGCCCCGGATTTGATCAGTTGAATATCGTGGATCAAACCGTCTGCAATTTCAGTTGTACCGTTCCCTGGGGTTTTACCCGGTGTTTCCAGTTTAATGACTGTTTTGCCTGCATCGTCTGTGCTGCTGATACGAAAATATTCGGCGGTGTTGTCAGTGCAGAATGTGATCAATGATTGAGTGTTACCGTTAATTAAAAATTTAATGCGTAGCTTGAAATCTCCGAGCAATTCTAAGTTCTCGATAACCCCGTACTGGACACCACTCATCTGCAACAAATAGCGTTGCAGAATGGTTGTCCGAATCGCATCCCGCAGCGCATTTTTAACCGGCGCTCCCAGTGGTGACCGCAACATCATTCAATCCCCTCTGTATGCGTGCTCTGAATAATCCCTTCAAGCTCCTCGGCGTATTGCCGCAGCAATCGCTGACGCGTCACCAGGGTCTCGTAGGTTTCAACACTCAGGCATTTCAGATCGTCTGCCGGTACCGGCGGCAGGATCGGGCGCGGTGGTGACTCCAGCGCAACAACGACTGGAACGGTTACAACCTCTGCCGGTGGTGTGGCGCATCCCGACATAAACAGCACAGCAGCCAGAGCAGCTGGCGCTGGCAGGCTGCAGCTGTTAATCCCACTCGTTATTAAAATGATCGCGGCGGTGGCGAGCGATTTCATCCGCATCGGTTTTTGCCTCTGTCTGGTGGCGCTGTTTCAGTTCATTCTGTGCCGTGATCTGGCGCTGCTGCTGATCAGCGCGCGCTGTTGCTGCAGCGGTGTTTTCACGCTCGCGTACGGCACTATCCATCGCGTTCTTTTTTTCCTGCTCGGTCAGTCGCCCCCGGTACAACATGACGATAAATGCGAGGGAGGCCGCCAGCAGGCCGAGTATTTTTTTAACCATTGGGCGGCCTCGCTGTTTTCTCGGTGTGTTCACGCGCGGTCCACACGGCCAACAGGCCGGTGGCGGCAATGCCGAATTCCGTACCCGTCATTAACGGCACCGGGCCCAGTGGCGTTACCAGCCCGCTCAGGGCGAATTTAATGATCAGAATCATCAGGCACAGCGCTACCCAGAACAGAGTTGCAGACTGTTTGCCACGGCTGTCGCAGAGGGTCGGCGTTTTCATTCGATGGCCTCCAGAATGTTCTCCTGCTCTGGTGTGGAAAATCGTTCCAGCCATGCGGCGACATCAAAGCCTGGGCAGGTTTTACCGTCGTAAAGATCGCGGTGGCCGACCACGTCAGCCTCGCTGATTCCGAAGCGGTTAATCAGGTAATAAACCAGCGCCTCAAGTGCCACCCATTGCTCACTGGTGAACTGATCGGTGCCGACCAGGCAGATGCCGATGGTATCGGCATTGTGGCCCTGCACATGCGCGCCGGTTTCCAGCAGTGGACGCCCGGAGACAACCCGGCCATCCAGTTCAATCACATAGTGATAGCCAATGTGCGCCAGCGGCGGGCAGCACTGCCACGCCGGATAATTGGGCGCAAAAGGGATGGTCGCCTCCCGTTTAAAGCCGCGTTCTTTATGCCAGCGATCAATATCCTCGGCGGTGAATTTCTTCCCGTTCGGAGTGGCCGCGCAGTGAATGACGATGCGTTTAATGTCTGATGCCGTTCTGAGTTTGCCCATGGTGGCCATCCTGATCTGATTGAGGCCAGTCTGCACGGGCGCGCGCGGAGAATCTTTTAAAGCACTTTAAAATAATCAGGAGGTGGTAATAGGTACACTGAAAGTACCCTGAGAGGTCAATAAATACGAGGTTACTCTATGGATTTTGCCAGTGCATTAAAAGATTGGTGGCCGTTGATTATTCTGATTTTTAACGGTCTGGCGATCTGGATTGCCTGGTCGTTCCGACGGTCGACCGTCAGCCCGGATGATTTTAAACAGCTCACCAGCGATATCACGGATGCCATCACGGCGCTGGATAAAGATGTGAAACGCCAGCTCGGCGAACACGAAAAACGCATCCTCACGGTCGAGGGTGAAGTTAAAGGGCTGCCGAAACACGATGATCTTAAGGATATACACACGCGCCTGGGCGGTGTGTCGCGGCAATTGTCTGAAGTCGTGGGTTCAACCAGTGCGATGGCAAACCAGACCGCGACTATCTATCAGTATCTCCTCACTCTCAATAACGCGGGGAAAGGCCAATGAATTTTGCTGAAATCGTTACTCAGCAGCAGCGGCTGCTGATCCTGCAGATGCTGGAGCAGGATGCGGCGTACAGCCACAACGAGGGTGTGCTGCAGTCGGGCCTGCAATACATGGGGCACGCGATCAGCCGCGATGCGCTGCGCGCCAGCATGGACTGGCTGAGCGATGTGGCGCTGATCACCGTGAGCGAGATGCCTGGCGTGGGAAAAATCGCCAAAATCACCGCACGCGGGCTGGATGTCGCCCGTGGTCTGACCACGGTTACTGGTGTGGCGCGACCGCAGCCGGGAGCGTGATATGGGACGCCAATCATCGATAAAACAACTCGCCCCTGACATTCTGGAGCAGCTGCATGAGCTGCTGCGTGATCCACGGATAAACCAGCTGGATGCAACGGCCAAAATCAACGCGCTGTTAGAAGAGCGCGGTGAAGAGCCCGTCAGTAAAAGCGCAGTCAACCGCTACAAGCTCAGTATGGATCAGGTTGGCGCGGCAATTCGCGAATCCCGCGAAATGGCGGAGATCTGGATCGGCAAGCTGGGCGCAGCCCCGCAAAGCAAAGTCGCTAACCTCACGTCTGAAATCATCCGGAATTCGTTGATAGACCTGTCCCTGGCAATCCAGAAAATCACCATGGGCGAACACGACCCGGAAGTGATCGCCGGTGCGGTGAAGATGATTAAAGACTTGTCGTATAGCCACGAAAAGTTGGAAAAAGCTGTCAGCGAAACCACCGCTCGTGAAGCGAAAATCAAAGAAGCCGCACGCAAAGAAGCGCTGGAAGAGGCCGCCGAAAACGCTGAAAGCGCAGCACGTGCTCAGGGTATGGACGAAGACCAGGTGAAATTCTGGCGCAATAAAGTGCTGGGTGTTTAATCATGGCCATCAAGCCGCTGGGCGACACTCTACGCTGTGTTGAATGGGAAGAACTGCCCACACGAGCGCGTGAAATTCCAGAAGGTTTCGACCCGTCGGCTGAAGGCGTATTGATGAAGCACCAGGTGGAGTGGTTACGAATCACTGCACCAATTAAGGTGTGTGAGAAAGGCCGTCGTACTGGTATTACGTTCGCCGAGGGGCTTGATGCACCACTGACGGCAGGTGCAACAAAAGAAGCCGGTGGCATGGATGTGTATTACATCGGTGACACAAAAGAAAAAGGTCTGGAGTTTATTGGCTACTGCGCGAAATTCTCCAAGACGATCGCTCAGGCGCAGGCTGGCGGCATTTCAGAGATCGAAGAATTTCTGTTTGAAGACCAACAGGAAGATGGCACAACTAAGCAGATCACCAGCTACCGCATTCGCTACGCCTCCGGTTTTAAAATTGTCGCGCTATCCAGTAACCCAGCCAATATTCGTGGTTTGCAGGGTAAGGTCATAATTGATGAGGCGGCGTTCCACAGAAATGTGGCGGCGGTGATTGATGCGGCGACTGCACTGCTGATCTGGGGTGGGCGCGTTTCTATTATCAGTACGCATTTCGGACGCGCGAATCCGTTTAACGCTCTGATTAATGACATCCGAGACCTTCGCTACGGCGACAGCGCTGAAGTATATAAATGCTCGTTTGACGATGCGGTAGCCAATGGGCTCTATGAGCGCGTCTGCATGATGAAGGGCGAGAAGGCGACGATCGAAGGCAAAGCCAAATGGTACGCCACGATCCGCAACGGTTACGGGCCTCGTAAGGCGCAAATGCGCGAAGAGCTGGACGCAATACCGCGCGACGGTACCGGCACCAGTATGCCGGGCATCTGGATTGATAACGCAATGCCGAGCGAGCCGCATCGGCCTGTGGTGCGACTGAAACTCACTGATGATTTTGCCGCTAAGCCGGTTGATGAGCGAGAGTCGTGGTGCGATGACTGGATTAAAAAGTACATCGACCCTGTGCTGGCGTTGTGTAATCCCGAGCACCTTCACGTCTTCGGTCATGACTTTGCCCGCCACCGCGATTATTCCATCTTTGCTCCGCTGGCGATTGAGCCAGGGCGGCAGCGTTATTGCCCGTTTGTACTGGAAATGCACAAGGTGCCTACCCGGCAGCAAGAGCAGATTATCTGGTACATCCTCGACCGGCTACCGCGTTTCTGTGGTGGTGCGATGGACGCGACCGGCTCCGGCGAAACGCTGGCCGAATACACGGCTGATAAGTACGGCAGCGGCATGATCGCTCAGGTGAAACTCAACAGAGCCTGGTACGGCAGTTGGATGCCGAAAATGATTCAGCAGTTTGAAGACGGGACTATACAGGTACCGAAAGACCAGGATCTCGCCAACGATCTGCGAGCGGTGGAAGAAGTCGACGGCATTCCGATGGTGGTTAAGCAGCGCCGACAGGATCTGAAAGACCCGGACACCTATCGCCACGGCGATTTTTCCCCGGCGCTGGCGCTGGCGGTGTTTGCCAGCATTGAAATGCGCCAGGGTCCGGTCGAGGTTTCCAGTCGTCATCGCCGTCAGTCGGCGTCAATGTTTGAGGGTTACCAATAATGAAGAATGGCATCTGGGTATCGCCCGACCAGTTCGTTCAGTTCGCTGAAAAAAACGATCGCATGACTGACCACATCGTGACCCGCGATCGCAGCCCGGATTTCACCGCGTTGGGTAACTACCTGCCGAACCCGGATCCGATTCTGCGCGCCAAGGGTAAGAGCGTTGCGATTTACCGTGACCTGCGTGGCCACCCTGCGGTGGGTGGTGCGATCCGCCGTCGTAAATCAGCGGTGACCGCACTCGAGTGGGGACTGGATCGCGGCAAGGCCACAGCGCGTACGGAGTCGAATATTCAGACGATTCTGGATGACATGGATATCACGCAGCTGATCAAGGATATTCTCGAAGCGCCACTGTACGGTTATCAGCCGATTGAGATTCTCTGGTCAAAAGGCCAGCGCTGGACAGCGCCAGAGCAGCTGATTGCTAAGCCACCCGAGTGGTTTGTGTTCGGTACCGAAGGCGATCTGCGTTTCCGCAGCCGTAAGTCGATGATCGAAGGCGAGGAGCTGTCGGAGCGGAAATTCCTGCTGCCGCGCAACGAGGCTACCTATCAGAATCCGTGGGGCGTTGCCGATCTGGCGATGGTGTTCTGGCCTGCCACATTCATGAAAGGCGGGCTGCGTTTCTGGGTTCAGTTTGCCGAGAAATACGGCACGCCGTGGCTGGTCGGTAAAGTGCCGCGCAACACCCAGCGCAATGTGAAGATGGATCTGGCGGATGATCTGGAGGCGATGATTCAGGATGCGATCGCGGTGATTCCAGATGACTCCAGCGTGGATATCATCGAGGCCGCCGCGAAGACCGGCGCGGCAGAAGCCTATGAGCGCCTGCTGATGTACTGCCGTTCGGAAATCAACATCGCACTGCTGGGCCAGAACCAGACCACCGAGAGCAACAGCACCAACGCCAGCGCCACTGCGGGTCTGGAAGTGGCTGATGATCTGCGCGACGGCGATGCCTCACTGGTTGAAAGCACGGTTGATCAGTTGATCGAGTGGATCATGTACGCGAATGGCATGAGTGGGCCAGCGCCGAAGTTCACCATGTACGAACAGGAAGAGATCGACGACCGGCAGGCCAAGCGTGATGAGATTCTGAGCCGGACTGGTGTGACGTTCAGCAAGAGCTACTTCATGCGCTCGTACGATCTGGAAGAAGACGATATCGAAGACGCGGCAGAGCCGGATCCACAACAACCTGCTGCGCCGGTACCGGATGTGCAGTTCGCTGAATCAGATCCTGGGGATGACATCAGCAAGCGCATCACCGACCTGACAGATCAACTGCAACGCGACGGTGAAGAGCCGCTGAAAGAGTGGATCGATCGCGTGCGCCGCATGTCCGACCAGGCAGACAGCCTGACCGATCTGCACAACCGGCTGCTGAACGCGTACAGCGAGCTGCCGGACATCAGCATGCTGTCAGCGCTGCAGGTGGCATTCACCGTGGCGCAGGCGCGCGGTGTGGAGGACGTGGCGAAAGAAGCCGGACAAGGCATGGTGATGTTCGCTGAGCCGGGCAATCCCTTCTATGAGCAGCTGGCAGCGTTGCAGATCCGTCTGCGCAATCTGGTACCGACCGAACGCTGGAGCGATATGCAGCGCGCCGGGCACGATCGCTCGTTCGTGGTGGCCGGGGCCATGAAGGCTGACCTGCTGAACGATCTGGCCGGTGCGGTGATGACTGCGATTGAAACCGGCGGCTCGATCGATGAATTCCGCCGTGACTTTGATCAGATCGTGGAGAAACACGGCTGGGCATATACCGGCGAGAAGAACTGGCGCACACGTACCATCTACGCGACCAATATGAAGTCGACGTACCACGCCGGGCGACTGGCACAGCTGAACGATCCGGAGCTGCTGAAGGTCGCGCCCCTGCGCATGTACCGTCATGGCGGCAGCGCGGAGCCACGCCTTGAACATCTGAAGTGGGACAAGCTGACTCTGCCTGCAGATCACCCGTGGTGGCAGACGCATTACACACCGAACGGCTGGGGCTGCAGCTGTTACGTGATCGCGGTATCTGAAGCCACCGCCAAGCGCATGGGGGGCCGGTTTGAAGATCCGGTACCGGACGCCGACGGCGATATCGATGAAGGCTGGGATTACGCACCTGGTGCAAGCGTCACCCAAGAGCTGCAGCAGATCGCCAGCAAGAAACAGATCAATCTGGCGCAGACGCTGGCCGCCGCTTTCAAACTGGCGCTGGTTCGTGAACTCGGGGAGCGCTTCCTGTGAGCCTCACGGTTGAAGTAAACGATCAGGAAGTTACCTCGGCACTGGACGCATTGCTGGCATCGATCGGCAATGTGGATCCAGCACTGAAAGAGATCGGTGAATACCTGATCGACTCAACCAAGCAGCGGTTCCGAGACTCAGAAGCGCCGGACGGGTCAAAATGGGAAGACAACAGCCCGGTCACGCTGCTGAACTACGCCAGCCGGTTCAAAACCAAACGCGCCAGCCGGATCCAGAAGAAGAAGCCGGGCATCGGTGAGACTAAACAGCTCAGCACTCAGATTCTCTACCAGGTGGTAAACGGTGAACTGCTAATTGGCTCACCGATGATTTACGCGGGCACATTCCACTACGGCGCGAAGAAGGGACAGTACGGCAAACGCACACCGTGGGGGGTTATTCCTAAACGACCATTTCTCGGCTTGTCAGATGACGATCGGGAAGCCTGCCTCGAAATTATCCGCGCTCATTTCGCACTTGCATAG